ATATAGTGCCCCTCGAATCTGGCTTGATCATAGGCGAAACCAAATCAGTTTTCAAGAACCTATCTTTAGGAATGCTGGCAGAGCGCAGCCATTCCTTCATTTTTCCCCACATCTCAGCGCGTTTATTGCCATACATGATGGGGTTGGCCGACTTATTGCCAAAGTTGACACCCTTGATCTTGTATCTTTGCTCTTTCAAGCGGTCAACAATGCCGGCGCCAAGCCCACCTTCGTCAATGACTACCAAGGCTGGGCTGAATTCCTCGATGGCTTCGATGATGTGGCCAACCACCGTCATGGTGTCATCACCTCGATGGCGGTCAATGCGCACAATGTCGCGTCCCTGCCTAATAGCAATCACCGTAGCGTCAGCGCCAAAGCGTGCAGGGTCAACTCCAATGATGATTGGCGCCGTCTGATCCTTGTATTTGGGCCGTGCCATGGCCTCATCCACAATGTCAGCCGGAATAAACTGGTCATCGCCCTCAGACGGAAACATGCCATAGACTTCGACATGTGCCTGCGAGCTGTCTGGGCCGTATTCGTCAATGATGTTCTGGTATACCGCTTTGTCTGTGCCTTCTACGGTGCGTGCGTCAACCACCTTATTGCTCCAAAAGTCGCGTTTGGAGTTAAAGCACTCATAAAAGTAGCCAGTGTTTCGGCGTGGATTGGAAAACGCCAGCCAAAGGCGGTTCGGTGTGTTCTCCGTAAAGAAACCAGCCGTCACAGCCCAGATCGAGTCATCAATACCGCTGGCCTCGTCAAAGATCACCATCACACCATCAAAGTTGTGGACACCAGCGTAAGCATCTGGATTCTCAGCAGACCACAAGCGGCCCTCAACAGCCCAATACCGTGTGCCTTTTTTCAGGTCTTTCTCAACCAGTTCAGTCAACCATGCCGCAGGCGTGATCTTGGTGGCCGCAACCTCAAACCAATGGCTGTTAATGCTCATGGCCAACCACTTTGTGATCTCGGCCCATGTCACCGCACGCAGCTGGGCTTCGCTGTTGGCCGAAATGATCGTTGTTGAGCCAATGCGGGTAGACAACATCCAGATGGTAAGCCAGGAAACAAGGGCAGATTTGCCGATACCACGGCCAGAAGATACGGCGTGGCGCAAGGTTTCAAAGTCTATGCGGCCATGCTGGCGCTTGATGTGGGCGGTAATTTCTCTTAGGACTTCGCGCTGCCATTTGCGTGGGCCTTTGAAGTTCGCCAGTGGCGTGTTCTCTTGACCCCAAGGGAAGGCAAACAGCACAAACGCCTCTGGGTCATCGGCAATGGCCGGTGTCCACAGAGTGGCCATCAACTCTTGTTCGTCTTCGGGCTTGTAGATTGTGGTTTGCATTTATCTAGCTATCTGATAGAATCGAGGTATGACATTATCACCCATCGTCAATACCGACATCAAGATGCCAGCCAAAATGCTCAATGCACTTGGCCTGCATGAGACGCGCTGTGTTGTTACCGGCGTCAAAGAAGTCACCGAAGAATCAGTCAAAGCATTTCTGTCTGATCGGTACGGTGAAGATTTTGCCAGCACTTTTGATCCAAAGTTCTTGTTCAATAGCCAAGGCGCTTGAGCAACTCATTGCTGATCACGCCAGCATAAGGCTTCATCTGCAAAGCCCTCAAATCCGTTGCGCGTGGATTTGTAACATCTGGAATTTTTCGCGCTTGCGCAACTTCAGGCAACAACTGGAAAATATTCAAGTCTTCAGCCAGTGTGCCTAAACCCTGACCCTGCACACCGCCTGGGTACGCTGGGTGGCTTGATTTAATCACTGGGCTGCCTGCAAATATCTCACCCACATTCTGAACGCCGCCTTCTTGCGCGGCCAATTGCGCAGGGTCAGATACCGCCAACCTCGCGCCACCAATGTTCAGGCCACCTTCATTGCGAAAATCCCTGTCCATCATTGCCTTGATGGCCTTGCGCGTCTTGTCCGGCGCATTTCTAAACTGCTCAACACTTGCCGGATCAGACACGCCAGACCAATCAGGAAGGAATTTTTTAATTGATCTGTCTAATTGCTTTTTCTGCATCTTACCCATGGCCGCATCAGCGTAAGACAACATTGTCTCGCCAGTCATCTGCGCAAAGTCACCACCAGTGGGCGCCATGCGCCAAGGCAAATAGATCGGGTTCTGCCCTGTTGCCTGCTTAATCTCATTTGCGTACTTCACCAAAGCATTTGCAGGCACATTTCCAGATGACCAAACTAAGCCAGGGTTGTTGAACATGTAATCCTGACCACCTAAAAACTCAACAGGGCGGTTAAATTGCACATTGTCAATACCCATTAACTTGCCACCAGCTGCCGTTCTGTCAGCCATGCTTGTAATAAACGGCCTACCAGCAAACTGATCTAGCGTAACCGTGGACGGGGTCACCACATTTGGGTTCAACTGCACATCACGGGTCATTGCCTGCATTCTTGCCTGCTCTTGAACCCTCGGGTCATAGCGTGGATCGAACGCGCCAAAGCCACTGCGGCCAGATGGCGGCACAGCAAACAACGGTTGCGGTGTTACAGCGCCAAGCAACGTGCCCTGACGCTCACCCATCATGGCCGCATTCAATTCCTCACCCGCCATCTTGGCAGCCTGCTTAACCGTCTTGCCACCAGCCAACGCCGCCTGCCTTACCAACCTAGCTGCCTGCAACGCCTCTGCCGGCGTCATTGGCGCCAGTGCGCCTAAATTGGCCGCAGCCTGCTGGGCTGGGCCTTGAGGCGGCAAAGGCAAAGTCTTAAGTAATTCTTGCGAGCCATATGGCACTTGCGTCTGGGGGCCGTAGTCAACATCCCCATACATCTCCATCGGCATCGGTGTGCGCAATGTGTTCAAGATGTCAGACGGCATACCAGCCGTTGCGGCAACTCGGCCACGCAACACTTGCACCGGCATGTCTAGCGCGGCTCGGGGGTCTTGCACCGTCCTGTTGCGCCTAAGTTGCGGATAAAACCCAAACGCCGCACCCAGCGCGTTTAAGCCTTCAGGGGTGAGTGCGTTGTTGATGGGCATGGCGCAATGTTAAATCATTTTTTAAAAAAATAAAATAAAAAAAATTTTTAAAAAATGTTCGCGGGGCATACGTTACCTTTGGCCCTTTGCGCCGGCCCTATGGGGGGGCCATCGGCCATCCGGCCACGTTAGTGAGTACTTACTAACCCAAATGTTAGTTGGTACTTACTTACTTAACCTGACAATCAGAAATGAATACCAAATGCTACATCCACTTTATACAATGACCATTATGTTAAGTTGATATGCGGTTATGCACAGGTTATACATGTCGTATCGTCATCGTATTGAGTTATGCACAGCCCAGCATGAACAACTGTCAAAACACCCTGTGCATAACTTGCCGATCTGCTGCGTTAGCAAGTGCTTACTTACTTTTTTTGTTGGTGAGCGATCACTTACTTTTTTTTCAAAAAGGGGCGGGCGCGTGCGCGTAACGCTACAAAATCTATGCATTCTTTGCATAACCTCGCCAATCACGCTTCCTTAACTTCCGCATCAACTACGTTGCTCTCGTCCTTTAAGACGCGCTGCTTTGCTTCTTTGAGTGCATCCATCACGCTGATTCGGTTATCAGTCACGGCAACATCGATACGGTCACCATAGGTCTTAGGCTTCAACTTACTTGCAACCCATTTGCGAGCATCGACTTGCATACGCTTTTGTTGCACCCATGCAGACGCCATAGGGCCTTCTAAGCCTTCTGGCATCTCTTGGTCAGCCAGTTCGATGATTTCCTCTGCCAAACGGTCTGCACGGCTTTCTACGGCCTTTTCGTACATGGTTCTAAACTCAGGGTTGTTTCTAAGCATCAGCATCACCAGTTGATACGATGGCATACCCTCAGACGTTTTGAGCGCACTGCTTAGACTTTTGCCTTCCGAAATCTGTTCACACAATATTTGCCAGCACGGATTGTCGATGCCATAAACGACAGGACGGCCACCAGGGTGTTTTTTCACCGTCACATCAGACGCCAAGTTATCAGTCACTTGTAAACTCCTCAAAAAAAGAAGGTACTCACACCAGCTGGCGCTTTCCCCAAAATGTGTGGCAACTGCAAAGTGGCACACACCGTCATGTTATCACCTCGATCTCAACCTTGTACACATTCGGCCCACCAGACCTTTGGTTG